ACCAGAAAATATTATTGGAGCTGTAAGCATCTTTTCTATTGGAGATCCGTCCGTACGCGCCGATGATCTATTTAACATTAGATACCAAATTGCGCTAAATGATCTTTACACCCTAACGTCTGTATCCCTTGTGCCATACTATATGGCCATGCAACATTTAGCCACAATTCAAGAATTACTGGTTGGCAAACAACCTATTAGATATACAAGACATAGAGATAGGCTTCAAGTAGATATGGATTGGAATACTCTTAAGACTGGGGAGTGGCTCTTAGTAGAGGCATATGAAGTAATTGACCCAGAAACGTATACTGATGTGTGGGGCGATCGTTGGTTGGCTCGTTACACCCAACAATTAATTAAGCGTCAATGGGGTAATAATTTAAAGAAATTTAATGGTATGCAAATGCCAGGGGGAATAACGTTTAACGGACAACAAATATACGATGAAGCTGATGCTGAAATTAAAGCAATGGAACAAGAAATGATTGTAAATTATTCCTTACCTGTTGTAGATATGATAGGATAATTAAAGTGGCAATTTCTACATACTTTAATAATTATAGCTCCAGTATGGAGCAGAACCTGTTGCAAGAACTTGTAGCAGAATCTATTAAAGTCGCCGGTATTGATGTCTATTATATTCCTAGGACTACAGTTAACCTAGATGAAATATACACCGGAGATAATTTAAAAGAATATAATAATGCATATATGGTTGATGTATATGTTAAGTCTGTGGATGGGTTTGAAGGAGAAGGTCAGTTCCTACAAAAATTCAATTTAGAAATTAGAGACTCTATTACGTTTGTAATCTCCACCAGAACATTCCAAGACGAAGTTGGTAATTTAGCGCTGCTAAATCGTCCTAATGAAGGAGACTTAATATACTTCCCTCAAGGTCAAAGACTTTTCGAGATTAAGTATGTTGAAAAATTTGCTATGTTTCTTCCATTAGGAACACTACCTTCTTATGATTTAAAATGTGAGATGTTTGAATATAGTAATGAAATTCTTAATACAGGAATTCCAGATGTAGACAATATTGCTAAAACATACTCATTAGCATTGAATATTGAATCGATTACAATAGAAGATGGTATGGAATTAAAAGATGAGGATGGATATAGTTTGATGTTAGAATCATGGGATATTGACACTAGCGATACTACATTCCAAAATGATGAAATCCAAGCCTCTGCAAATGGCTTTATTGATTTCAGCGAAAGAGATCCTTTCAGTGAAGGAACTTACTAGATATGTTAGGTCACGTATATTACCACGGCACGTTAAAAAAATACGTTACTTTATTTGGTACTCTATTTAATGATATTTTTATTAATAGGGTAGACACCACTCATGATGTAATTAATACAATTAAAATACCATTGCTATATGCACCAAGAGAAAAAGTGCTAGCTCGGTTGTTATCTGATCCTAACCTCACAAAACCTATTGCCACTGTGTTGCCTAGAATGTCGTTTGAAATTACGACAATGATGTATTCCCCATCAAGAAAATTGCCATCAGTTGGTAAGACTAGAAAAACAATTGCTGACACTTCTACATTAAAAACTGCATACAATCCAGTGCCATATGATATATCGTTTTCGTTATATATTATGGTTAAGAACGTAGAAGATGGTACTCAAATATTAGAACAAATTCTTCCTTTCTTTACTCCGGAGTGGACATCTACAATTAATTTAATTCCAGAGCTTGGAGTAGTACAAGATATTCCATTAGTATTATTAAACGTTACTCCGCAAGATACATATGAAGGGGACTTCGAAGAACGAAGAGTAATGACATGGACATTAGACTTTATAATGAAAGGATATTTTTATGGTCCGATACGAGAGTCAGGCGTTATTACTCTTGCTAATACTAACTTTTTTGACGCAACTCTCTTTGATAATATTAATAATGCTGTAGGAAATACAGAGGTGGTTGGCAACGTTACAATAGTACCTGGCCAAACCGCAAACGGATTACCTACTTCGAATGCTTCTATAAGCGTGGATAGAAATGAAATTACAGCCAACAGTACCTTCGGATACATCACAACCCGTGGATAGCATTAGCAAGGCATTAGACCTTGCTCCGCTTTCTCCGTCTTCCCTCCCTGCTCCAGTAGAAGCTAACCAAGTTGATGACGACTTTGAATATGCTCGTGGCAATATGATTAACACCATTGAAAAAGGAAACGAAGCGTTGCAGGGAATACTTGATGTTGCTGGCATGGGTCAACACCCTAGAGCATATGAAGTTGCTGCTAACCTAGTAAAGACTATGGTAGAAGCTAATAAAGAATTATTAGATCTGCAAAAGAAAAAGAAAGAGATTGAAAAGATTGAAGCTAAGTCCAATCCTCAAACTGTAAATAATAATCTTTTTGTAGGATCTACTGCTGAATTATTAAAAGCATTAAAATCTAATAATATAAAAGATATTGAGCAGTAATGTCATATAATGGTAATCAAAATTTAGTTGGTCTTAGAGATAAGCTAGAATTTTCTAAAGAACAAATAATTGAGTATGCGAAGTGTGCTCGTGATCCTCTGTATTTTATACAAACATATGTCCAAATTGTAAACGTCGATCATGGTTTGGTTCCGTTTGATATGTGGGACTTTCAACAAGATATTGTAAATCTTATTGATAAAGAGCGCTATGTTATTTGTAAAATGCCTCGTCAGGTTGGTAAAACAACAACCGTAGCTTCTGTTTTATTACATTATGTTCTTTTTAATGAGAATTACTCTATTGCAATTCTAGCTAATAAACTATCACAGGCTCGAGAAATTCTAGGACGTATTCAATTAGCTTTTGAACATTTACCTAAATGGTTGCAGCAAGGCGTTGTAGAATGGAACAAAGGATTTATCGAACTGGCTAATGGCTCTAAAATATTAGCGTCAGCTACATCTTCTTCTGCAATTCGTGGTACATCTCAAAACTTAATATATCTTGATGAGTTTGCGTTCGTTCCAAACAACATGCAAGAAGACTTCTTCCAATCTGTATATCCTACTATATCTTCTGGTAAATCTACCAAAGTAGTTATTACTTCTACGCCTAATGGCTTAAACATGTTTTACAAGCTATGGAAGGATAGTGAGGAAGAAAGGAATGATTATCATAGAGTAGATGTACATTGGTCTCAAGTTCCTGGAAGGGATGAGAAGTGGAAGGCTGAGATTATTAGAAATACGTCTGAAGAACAGTTTAGACAGGAATATGATTGCGAATTCTTAGGATCATCAAATACATTGATCCATCCAAATAAGTTGAAAATGCTCACCTACTCAACTCCAATCAAACAAACAGAAGACATTAAGGTATATCTTGAACCGGCACAAGGCCGATTATATACAATAGTTGCTGATACGTCAAGAGCTTTAGGTTTAGACTATTCAGCTTTTGTGGTCTACGATATTACGGAAATACCATATCAAGTAGTTGCTGTGTATAGAAACAACACAATATCATCATTAATATACCCATCTATCATCTATCAGTTTGCAAAACATTACAACGGGGCCTTCTGTTTAATTGAGTCAAACGATATTGGTAAGCAAGTTGCTGACATTTTATTGTACGAGCATGAGTATGAAAATGTATTTTACACATCAACCGACAACAAACATGGCCAACGAATAACAGGAGGGTATGGCGGACCTTCTCAGTTAGGGGTAAAAACCTCTCGTGCCGTAAAACGGATTGGATGTAGTAATTTCAAATCTATGGTAGAAAACGATAAAATTGTTCTAAATGATTTTGATCTTTTACAAGAATTGTATCGTTTTTCAGTAAAAGGAGATTCATATCAAGCCGAAGAGGGCCATGATGACCTTGTTATGCCATGTGTTTTGTTTTCTTGGTTGATGGAACAGCCATATGTTAAGGAATTAACAAATACTGACTTACGGCAAAGAATATATAATGATCAAGAGAGTATGATTGAGGATTCTCTCACCCCATTTGGTATAATAGACGATGGAACCGATCAATTTGAGGAGCTTCCTGTCCTTGCTGTACCCAAAAACAACGATAGTTGGCTATTAAATTAGCAAAAATATAAATACCCCGAAGTTAACAAAAACAACCTATTTCTAGGGAGAAAACTATGCCATTTCAAGTCAGTCCAGGCGTTAATGTATCTGAAATTGATCTGACTACCGTTGTCCCTGCTGTATCTACAACCGAAGGTGCCCTTGCTGGTGTTTTCCGTTGGGGTCCTGTAGAGCAACGTGTATTAGTCGATTCAGAATCGAATCTTGTAGCAAGATTCGGCAAGCCTACCAATTTAAACGCAGAAACGTTTTTTACAGCCGCAAACTTTCTATCGTATGGCAATAAGCTATACATCGTCCGCGCTGCCAACACAACAAGTTTGGCTAATGGAGCATTAAACGCTCTTGCCAACACCGGTAGTGTTTCTAACGTAGTAACATTTGTTGTTAAAAACGAAGATCAATTTAATGAAAAAGATAGTGCCGGAACATTCAGCAGCGATACAGACGTTAAGTTCATTGCCAAATATCCAGGCGCATTAGGCAACTCATTAAAGGTTTCTGTCTGCGATAGCGCAAATGCTTATTCCAAAACAATTAATTTTGTATTTAATAATCTTATAAACGATTCAATAAATTTAACCAACATTATCTTCACGGTCGGTAGTAATACGGCTCAAGTTAAAGTAGCTAACTCAGTATCCGGCAATTCTCTAAATGCTCAAGTTGCAGCGGAAACAATTATTGCTGGCCTTACAGTCGGCGATTTTATAGAAGCTGGTAATTCATCTATTGGTAAGCAATATTTAAAGATTACATCTTTTGAGGCTACAACTACTGCTAATGCTACCCACTCATTCTTTAATATTAACTTTGATAATAGGTATGGTTTGTCCACCGCATACCAAAGCAATACATTGGTTCGCTACTGGCAGTATTTTAATGCCGTCGATGCAGCCCCTGGACAATCTTCCCATCAAGCTGCTTTTGGCAACACGTCAGCAAGTGATGAACTTCACGTCGTTGTTGTAGACGAGGATGGATCCATATCCGGCGTTCCAGATACAGTATTAGAAGTATATCGAGGAGTGTCTCGCGCTACTAACGCCAAGACAAATGACGGAGCTACTAATTATTCTCGCGAGGTTATTAACCAAAATTCGAATTACATTTGGGTATCTAACGATCTAACAGCAGTGTCAAATACTGCTCTCAATCTTATTTCCTCTGCTGCTCAAAAACCAACAACAATATCTTTTGTTTCTGGTCAAGATGGTGACGGGGAAGGAGATGTTC